TTACCCGTTGGCGGCGGTTTTGACGAGCTCGACCACCAGCGGCGATAGCTCGCCGCGCAGCGCGGCGCGTTCCGACTGGAACAGCGTAGCGACGTAAAAACGGTGAGCCGGCAGTTCGATGGCGCGCACGTCGCCTTCGCTGTCGTAGCCGCTGATGATCAGCGGGAAGCGTTGCAGATCGACGACGAATTCCGGATTGACGCCGAAGTTGCAGTGGTAGCCTTCATGGGTGTTCAGGCTGCCGTAGGCCCGTGCGACGCGGGTGTCAGGCTGGAAAACGATGTCGCCGGTTTTTTCCACCAGCGAGCAGCTAAGCGGAGCGATCACCAGCCGGCCACCGCTGTCGGTTTCCGCATGACCGGCGTCGTGCCAGCCCATCACGTTGCGGGCGTACTCGATGATGGCGTACTGAAAGCCGCCGCAGGAACCGAGGAACGGCACGTCGTTTTCCCGCGCATGACGGATCGCCATAAAGGCGCCGTCGTCGTAACGATACGGACTGCCCGGCACCACCCAGATGGCATCGAAATCTTGCAGGATGTTGGGGGAGGTCAAGGTTTCGGTCGGTAGCCACTGGGGCTGCACGTCGATGTCGAGATGGGCGGCGGCGAGCCGGAGCGCCACGGGGATGGCCTGATGGGCCACGGCTTGCGGGTTGTAATCACCGACCAGAGCAATGCGAACCTGAGCTTTCATCATTTCCTTTCCTGTGCGGGTAAAAAAGAAGATTACAGGAAAGTAGAGTGTCGAGCCGCCGCTTTTTAAACGTGGCGCAAAAAAAAGCCCGGCGTCGGCCGGGCTGAAAAAAAGAGGGTTAGTACAGCGAGGGCGCGCCGACCGGCCGAGTTTTGAAGCGGCGGTGCAGCCACATGTATTGCTCCGGTGCCCGCATGATCTCTTTCTCGTGATGCCGCGCGCGATATTTGAAAACGAAAAAGCGCGATAAATTAACGCGCTTTTGGTTTCAGTCAGTGAAAATGAATTGCAAGCATAGGGCGTTCTACATGAAAAGCCCCGAGACGCTCAGCAACTCATCCGGGCTTAGTGCCCTTGAGTATGCATACAGCTGTTTCAGCAGCATATTGCCTTTATTGTACACACCCACATCACCCCATACACCAGAGCCAAAATTTACTGCTGAAATGCCGACACTGGTAGACAGCGCTGTTTCGTCATAGAACTTTTTATTACATGCAATACGGACAGCACCGTTATCAAAGGCAACGGCAATCGTGATAAACCGATCGGGTAATAGGCGCAGGACTTTTTCAGTCTGGGCTGTCATATCGTTAACTCGATATCGGGCGATGTTGATTGGGTCATTACCAGGGTTAAAGTAGCCATTGCACGAAAAATCAGAACCATCGGAGAACAGCAGTGAGACCAACCAGGATGGATTAACGCCTACCAGTCCATTCACGTTCTGTTCCCGAGGCAGGTACACAGAGAATACCAGCGTACCTGTTTTTCCACCGTTGCTGAATAGGGTTTCAAACTTATCCGGGGCCATATAAACATTGGCACTTCGCAGCGTTGACGGCGTCGAACTCGACGGCTTAACCAACTGACAGCACTCATGGATCATATACGCACCAGACGGCTCAGCCCGAGTCATAAACAGTTGATCAACTCGCCCAGTAGCTTGAACTTTGATTGACCACGATGAGCCGGTATTGCTGAACGAGCAAGCCGTAGGGTGCAACGCATCAACAGCCAGCTGGTTTGTCCCACTGGGCAATGCAGATGCGTATTTAGTCATCGTTACACCTGTCGGAGGGATAACGGTTATCGTCGCCTTACCTGTGCCCATCATGGCAAACTGATAGTTTCTCCACACCAGGTTGGGGAACGTAAACGTCACCTCTCCCCCAGTCAACGGGCTGTTAAATAACGCCAGGTAGGCATCCTCATCACTGCGCGCCATAAATAGCCCTGACTCACCCGAGGGTGAGAGTTGTAAAACAGTCAACTCATTCGGCTGATAGGTTCTCACCACAGCATCATCATTAATGACCGTAGCAACATCTGTTCGGGCATATTTGATAAAGTCATTAGCTTTAATCGCAGAGCCGCTTCCATCCTTGTAGCGCTCACCTTCAAAATCAAATGCAACCTTGAAGTCCTTGGGCAACAGCGGATTTGGAGAAATAAAATTCAAGGCACGTTTGTTAGATTTTAAATTCAAAGTCATAGTCATTTACCTGCATCAAAAAAGTTCGTTTGGTTTATAAAAAGATTTCGTGTCAAATCACCCGTCGTCCAGGCAACGATGAGGCTGATACGACCTGCACTGTCAAATACAGGTACAAACGAGGATTTATAGGCACCTCTGTTATTACCTGGTTTGTTGAGGAGCGGTTTACGTGAAAACTCCCATTTCGACCAATCGTCAGGGTCACTGATGCCGAGATAAATATTTGCTGTTTGGCGGTAATCATTAATCAAACACACCAGGCGGTTGCCAATGAATTTAACCTCAAGGTGCCAGCCACGATAGCCCGTCACTTTGGGGTCAAAACCACAATTAACAGGTTCAGACCACGTTGACGGGTCAAGGGTTTTATTCGTGCGAAACACCATCACATCATCACGTAACCAGTAAAATAAATACCATTTTGCATCATTCGCGTTATAAACAATCGACGGGCTGAGCATGAGGTCTTCCGTACCCACTTTTTCATTCATCAGAATAGTTGGTGGCCCCCACGTTTTCCCATCCCTCGTAGAGCGGTACAACAATAGAAATAAATCATTATCCGCGCCGTTCCCGTCAATAACATAGGTCTTGCGGTAACAGCACATCAGTTCGCCAGTGAAATGGTTATATCCCCAGAATGGGTCTGATAGATAGCCTGGACGACCCTCAGTATTTGCCGGAGTGTCATCAATCGGCTGTTCCACATTCGGCAACAGCGTGAATGTCAGAAGATCATTGGAGCCATACAGGCATGGGTTTTCCTCCTGGTCATTCATCGCCGTGTAGGGCGTGATCGCGAGCAAATACGCATATCCCAGGAATCCATCAGGTACATGAACCAGGTTCGGATGCACCACACCATCATCCGGCCGGTACGGCGTATTGATGACGATATGCTCTTGTCCAGTTAAAACATCCGCCTGAATATTACTTATCCATGCAGACGTTGTTTTGTTAACAGGCTTGACCAATGTCGTTGGGATATTAACCATAGGTTGGCCAGTATTGCGCAAGAACTCCGCGTGAACAGAATATGCTGGATCAACTTGCATTGCCCCCAGTGGGCTAGACTCATTACTTATCCCGCCTAAAAGATAATCCTGAACCGGCTTATCTAAGCCAGGAAGATAAAGCCTGGCTTTTCTATCAATTTCAAGATACGTGTTTCCATCCTTATCTTTTAACTCAAATAAATTTTTACTGTTTTCTGTCATAAACAAACTTGCCATTAGACCAGAGGAGTCGCGAGACAGCACTTCGACAAAGGACTGCAGGGAGACCGGCAGCTTGGTCAGCCATAGATCGCCAGCCCGATCGAATCTCGCATAAACATTACCATCCCTATCTTTAAATTCAGCTAGCGACTTGGAGCTGTTAAGGCTGGTGTTTTCAATCATTTTCTCCACGAACTCCGCAACAAATTCCGTCACAAAATCGTTGTCCTTTAAGCTCTGCCCGGTTGGTGTGGCGATGCCGTTGATATTTTCATATTTTTCCGTCCAGACACCTTCCTTATCCGACCATACCTGGAAAAATTTTCTTTTCTCCGTGCCAGCATCTATGGCTGCCTGCGCTTTCTCTGGTGAGTCATAGGCCCCAACACCGGACGAAGAAATCAGCATGTTAAGCACGTCAACAACTTGCTTTAAATATGAAGTGCGATTTGCCAATTGTTGAGCCTGCCAGTTATCTGGGCCGTTGAGTCCAGCCAGAACGGGAGTGTCCTCTTCTAACTGGTAAATTTTATCAACCCATTGTGGGGTTTCATTTAAATGTTTAGTCATTCTAATTTCCACCGTGTAAATAGCGGCCATCATAATTAATGGCACCGTTGTGTCTAATACCGCTGAGGGTTCTAATTACAGTGACTCGCCCAAACCTACCAAGGTTTGGGTCATCGACGCGATTCAGGTCATACATGATTTCAGCAGCGGTATCGATGCCTCCCAGTGATGATTCATTATTAATAAGCTGCAAAGCAGTAAGCGGATCAAATGACAGTCGATACAACTCAAGAAGCATGCTCGTGCTCGAATCTGCCAAGTTGATGCTTTCAAAGCGCAATGCGAACTCATTAGGCTTATCTGTAAAGATGGGTATCCCTGAGCTAGGTGCATGAGCGTAATTTACGCGAACAGGCTGATTGGTCGGGGTAGTTATAAATTCAATCATGCCCCACGGTGCATCAACTCTATAATCACGCCCCTCAACCATATTGTGTATTCCCACACCCCAAACATTCTGATACGCCAGCGAGATTCGGTCTCCTGCCGATATGTTTGACGGCAATGTCTCATTCTCTATGAGCTCTGGGTAATTGTGAGCAACGGTAGAATTTAGCAGCAGCGCCAAATTATCAGGCGAGAAACTGTGCCATCTCGACGTAACTGAACCTGAGTGAGAAGTTAGATAGCGTCGAGTATTAACCAACTTTCCGCCCCTGGATACTTTTGCCGTCTTTTGCTCAAATGCTAGCGTTACTGTTAGTGCAGAAACATCACCAACCCAACGCCATGCACCGGGACGACCATTTCCATCCCGACGAGCTAAATAAACTTTACCCTGGCCATAATAGTACGCTTCATTCATGAGTCGGTACTCCGTTCACGCACCGTCAGCGATATTTTGCCCTCGTTCAAAATGCCCCCGGAAGATGTAAATACTGTCATGTCATCAGCGGAGCGGTAAATTCCAGCTGACCAAGTCACCGGCGCTGCCGTTCCCGTGACGGACTCAATCGCAAACGCACTGGCATCACCGGCCATCACCAACACGGTCAATGACGGGCTTTCGGCATAGCTGGCCAACATCAGGATCTGATGCTGGCTAAAGCGGTATGGCGAGTCGGGCCAGGTGCCTGCTGGGTAGCCAATGTCATCGGCCGGGATGGGCAGCCCACGCGCTACGAACGCTGGGGCTGCTCCGTCGGTAGCTCCCGCCGCTTCACCCAATGCGATAAATTCCGGCACTGCGCCGGTGGTGGTATCTGCTGGCGTCGCGGCCTGCCAGTCAGCGCCGGTAACGACCGCCAGTGCTGGGATGGTCACCGATACTGGTGGTGGAACCGGAATATAGCGCCCGGCCGGGAGCGTGGTCTGGTAGCGATACAGCGATTCTGTGCCGTTGCGTGTGGTACTGAGCGTCAGGATATGCACAGCCGCATCCACACCATCGGTGTGGTACGGCAGCTTAACCGTGTTGCCATCTGATACCTGCATCCAGACCGTTTCGGACGTGTCCTGGCGTACCAGCGCCACGCTGTACTGTACCCCCGGCTCCGGGCCGATACTGGCCTCTGTGCAGTCAATCAGCCGGTCCGACTGAAGCACGCGGTCTCGATGGGAAAACGTCAGTGTGTAACTTGTTGCAGGAACCACGTCTGCAGGATATGGAACGTCATTTACCCGAATGTTGCCTGGGAGGTATGGACGGAACTGGCGCTGGACCATAGTGATGCTGCCGACAGGTGCCAGATTGGCGGCCAGCGTTTCGGTTCCGGTCCGCGTCAGCAGACGTACATCCACGTTCTCGCCGCCCAGATACTCCTGGCCATCGGATTCGATGGCATCGCGGTAGAATCGGATAGGCGTCCCCGCAGCATGTTCAGCGGGCAGCGTATCAGCGCAGGCGCGCCCCACGGAGAGGGTGCCAGCAGACACATTCACCTGGTCGATTCTGACTATCTCATTGCCCACGATCGCGCCGTCGCCCACGGCAGGCGGGAACGGCATCACAACGCGCAAAGTGCGATTCAGTGGTCCGACGGCTGCAAGCAACGTACCGGAAGGTGTCCAGTCGCCCTGTGTGCGGTCGACAAAACCGGCACCGGCGGCGCGGCTTTGGATTTGATAGTTGATGGAGAGCGACGTCGGTGCGCTGGCCATAATGCCGACAAAGCCGGAACCAGGCTTGACATAAGCCAATTCAGACTCGGAGAGCGTTCCCGCGAGCACTGTGTACGGCAACTCAATCAGCTGCATATCCGTCACCGGCCGCGCAGCCTGGTCGGGAGGTGTCCAGCCACCGGGTTGCTCGCCGGTGCTGTAGGACGTCGACGGTAGCCCGAAAACATCCTGTACGACGGTGATTTTCAGGGAACCATCGTCACCCTCGCTGATCTGCCCAACACGCAGCACCATGTTCGCGATATTACGGTCAGGCAAGTTCACGCGGAATACCCCGCCTGGTTTCAAGATACCACCGCGCCGGTCGAAGTTAATCACCAGCCGCGTCAGCCCGGATGTCCCCATTTCCAGATTGCGCTGCGCCACGCGAGCACCCAGATCATGAGTTGGAATAGCGCGGTACTCGACAGTGCTGCTGATAAGCCCCACGGCCTGAATTGACCCCAGATTTTGGGCCTTGACCTCGCCGTCGCTGTTGGTGACCGGATCATGATAGGTCACGACCACTTCATTCGGTGCTGTGTCTGCGCCGCTGCTGTCATCATCCTGGACACTGATGATGCCGTTGTCATACGTAAACAGCGGCAGATCATCGACTGCATAGTCATCACGCAACAGCTTCAGCGCCATCTTGCCTGTCTCGAGGTCGCCGTATTGCACCGCACCAACATGGTCGAGCACCTGCTGCACAAACGTATCCAGGCTGTCTTGGCGGTTATAACGGAAGCACAAACCAAACTGCTCGTCGTAGAGACGGTCAGCGGCGATACGATAACTGTCGAGGTCAAGATCATCAGCCAGCGATAAGCCACGCCCCCAATCGCGGTTCGTTGCGCACTCGACCAGAATGTGCGCCGGGTTCATCGCGTGAATACGGCGCAAGTTCGCGACCTGTGCCGGGGTTAGCTTCGACTCGTCGTCGAGCTGTCCGACGGTATTCTCCAGCAGAATGAGCATTTTCTCCGGATACCAGGCCGTGTTGTTATCCCACCCAGCGGTCGTGCGGCGTACGCGGAACGACCACGGCTTCGGACTGGCGCTGTAACAACTGACCAGGCCAGAGAAAAACGTCGTCACCACGCCGCGAAAACCCGGAACCAGACCGGTTAGCAGCTTGAGCAATGACGGGGGCGGTACTTGGTCAGGTCCGCCCATCATTACATCGAGCGTACCTTTGATGCCCCCTTCGCCGCCGGTATCTTCGCCGCCGAACAAGTTCGGCTGGTCGATATAGATGGAGGTATTTCCCGAGAGCTGCCCCTCAGTACCCGCAAACACGGTCTTTTTATCGGCGCTGATTGCGACGATCTCGTTAACCGGACCACGCCCGAGGCCGGAGTGGATGTCCCAGGAGTAGCGATAGCCAACCGTGACTTTTTTTGCCCCTTTGCCGCCGCCACCCATTTATTGATCCTCCTCGTTTTTTTCCGCCAGGCGGACGATATTGATGGCCAGCGCATCCCCGGTTGCCAGGAATTTTTCAGAGTCGATGCCACCTTCGCGGAGAAATGCCTCTAAATCCAGTTGATAGCGGGTAAAGAACGTCCGCAGACCCCATGCACAGCCGCCACCGGCGCGGATATGTTCCATCGTGATTTTCATGATGCGCTCCTATTTTTTGATGGCGTCATAGCGGTAGTTGCCGTAACCGAGCACAAACCAGTCATCGGTCCAGCAATCGCCGAAAAATACGCACTGTGGCGTGCCTTCAGTCGGCTGGGGTAGCTGCCAACTTTCTTCCGTCGCCGCTTCCGGCGTGTTGTTTTTGGGCCGAGGGGCCAGTGCCTGGTTAACCAGGTATGACGCGACGATGACCGCGACGTATTTAGCGATGGCGAACCACATGATGGCCCCCTAAAAAAGCTTGATGATTTGATACGGGGATTTACCTGGCATGTGCGGCATTCCCCCGTAGTTCAGGTGATTGCTGAATTTGCTGTCGCACTGGGCAATCGTGCGGTTGCAGCCCGGATACAGCGTCACCACCTGGCCAACGGCGAAACCGGCCGAGCCGCCGAACAGGTTCATCTGGTTGCCGTTTTGCGCCCGTAGGCCGCGCAGCTCAGTGACACCATCCACGGCCCATTCGACATAACCGCCGGAGAACCAGTCCGCCGCCGTGCCCTCGGGTAGATTGACTGTGATGCTGACGCCATCCATTGCGGTAATGACCAGACCGCCAACACCGAACGCCAGCGGATCAACTTTGCAGTTGTGGTCATACAGCGCATAAGGGCAGGCGCGGCCATAGGTGAGGCGTAGGCCGACGCGGGAAAACGTGCTGGCCAGGCTGGACGTCATCAGTTTGGTGCGCTCGATCGCCTCACGCTTGGCCTCGGTCACCGTACCCACCCAGACCGTGCGAAACTCAGCTGCAGCATCTTCCGCATGTAGCCTGTAAACGCGGATGCGCACAGGACTGGAGGGCGGAACACCACGGAACAGCATAGCGACGGCATTATTGGCAGGTACGGTGATATCCATGCCGTCGCCGTTCCCGGCGCTGAGTCCGCTGTCGCTGATGGCCACTGCCTGCCAGTCTGCATTGGCGAAGTGGATGTCGCGATCGGCATTGGTGTAGCGGTAATGCACCGCGCCGCCACGAATAAACTCGTACAGGGTCAGCGGCTGGCCATTGGCTACCGAATATTCGAACTCACTCCAGCTCATCACGAACTCCTATAAATGAGGTGGCCACGCTGGCGAAACCGTCAGCGTCGGTGGTGTGCTGCCAGGCCACTGAATCGTTGTTTTGCCTGGCGAACGTCATAAACGACACGCTGGCGATTTGGCGCTGCGGGACGGTGACCGACTCGCCATCCAGCGCCAGCTGCTCTGTCTGGCCGCTGATGGCCACGCCGGTCAAACGCCGGTACAGCGTGCGCCCGTCGGCCAGCAAGATGCGTAGATCACGCCGCCCAGGTACGACGCCCATCTCGCTGAGCCCGCAGCGGATCACCGGCAGCGTGTTCCCGGCTAGCGCGCCCGCCGGAGTCAGATCATCATTCTGGCTCGGCACCCACAACGCGCGCTGGCGGCCGCGCAGGTGGTACATCAGCTGGCGCAGCGCGAATTGCTCGCTGCGGCCCATCAGCGACCAGGTGTGGCGCTGCAGATAGAATGGTCGGCGCGCAGTGTCCAACCTGGCCGGGATACCGCTGCCGTTATCCAGCTCGATCATCAGGCGCTGATATGCGCCGGTCAGGTTTTCCGACCAGTCTGCCTCCGGCTCCAGAACCGGATGACCGCGGTAGAGCGGGAGACCGGTTGCGGCCGAGAAAGGGTTATGCTCGGCGATGCGAAAACGCACCTGGGCGCTGGCCAGGCCACCGGTAATACGGGTGAACGCAGGAGGGTCAGTCAGCACTGCAGGGCGCACGGGGTACACCGCTGTACCCGCTCGCCAGCCCGATGCCAGCGGCTGGGACAGGGTCAGTGAATCAGCTCCGATCGCGCTGACGGTCACCAGCGCGGCAGGTGATGCGATAGCCTCGGCATTTTTCAGCAACGCCGTTCCACCCACTGAAAAATCGCGGCCGCGCGTATCGACCTGCAGCTGCGATGCTCCGGCCGTGACCGAGGCCTGCAACTCGGTCACATCCGGGAATACCGGCATTGCCCAGGCACTGCCGCCAGCCTGCCACACTGCGCTCTCCAGCCACTGGCGGTCGACGTCACCCGCCAGGATGCTGAATTCAAACATACGGCGTGGTGACAACCGGCGAGAGATACGCTGCTCGGCACCGCTCGGCGACTGCAATACGTCGGTTTTCCACTCGAGCGTCTCGGTGATACCGCCGGTCCAGTCGGGCTCCATCAGCCAGGGAAATAATGCCGCCATCACTTCACCCCCAGCATCTGCTTGAGAGTGGGAACATTGGCGCGCAGGACCGTCATAAGACTGCGCCCCCCCTCGACGGACTCCACCCCTTTGGCGAACGCATCGGCCGCATCGAATACCAGCGTCTGCTGCAGCGGTTGCAGCATGGCCGGTCCGGCTGATGGGCCCGATAATGGGGTATCCGGTACCGAACTCGGTGCACTGGCGACGGGAGCGGGTAGCCCGGCCAATCCGCCGGTCGCATGCCGGGCGCGTGGCAAATACCCCTCCAGCGCCGCCATGCCGTGGCGGTTAAAGTCATGCAGAAAATCCAACGCGCCGGGTTGTTGTACGACTGCAGCGCGGGTGACGAACTCGTAATCGGACAGCATCGCGGGGATAGAGTCGCTGGTTGTGGTGCCGGGGCCACGAATGTGGCCACCGTCTGCCGCAAACAAACTGCCCAGCACACCGCCCATCCCGCCAGACGAACCGACCAGGCTCGACGTGGCCATCTGCGCCAGCTGCTGCGCGGCGATTTGCGCCATGCTGTTGATGATGGTCAGCGCCAGGTTCTTCACCGCATCGCTCAGGCTCATGGTGCCTTTGGCCAACCCCATCAGCGAGCTCTCGATACCACTTTGCAGGCCATCCCTAAACGCGATCGTCAGCTCATTACCTGCCTGGTTGAGTTTATCCAGCTGCAGCTCGAGCTGGCGGATCATGTCGCGGATTTTCTCACCGGCTTCGCCTGGCGCGTTGGCCATCTCTTTCAGTTGCGGCAGATAGCCTTTGACCTTGTCGCCGACCTCTTGATGCAGTTCGATCAGGCGCTGGCGCCCCTGGATTTCATTCAGCAGGCCACCCTGGACTTGCGCCTGGATACTGGTTTCCTGCTGGGCCTGGTAGGCGAACAGATCATCCAGTTGCTTCTTCAGATCATCGACGCGGATTTTGGTCTCAGCCACCGGCAACAGCTGGTCCAGCAGGCTGAGCCCCTTCGTGTTGCCGCTGGCCTCAAACTCGCGGCGCATATCGGCGAATCGGGATTGGGTCTCCAGCAAGCTGGCCCCGGCCGTATCGCCGGTGTCGCGCATGTACTGCAGCTGGAGCTGCAGGTTCTGGTTTTTGAATTCCTGGGCGGTGATGGCCGCGTTCGCTGCCTCCGCCTGCTTGCGCTGTTCGGCAGTCAGATTGCGGGTCGCGATTTCCTGGGCGCGCGTAGCGGCAGCTCCCTCGACACGCTTGGAAGCCTGCTTCTCCAGCTGTTCGACAAAGCGCTGGTTTTCGTTAAAGGATTTTTTCGCTTCTGCAGCATCTGACTTGGCTGACTTATTGGCAGCCGCCTGAGCATCAATTTGCTTGGCGAGAGCGCGAGCCTTATCTTGCTCGGCCTTGCTGGCATCTTTCAGCGAACCATTGCTGATGTCGGCCTCAACGCGCGCCAGCTGGGTGAGCGCCTTTTTCTGGTTCAGCGTCTGCTGCAGCTGCTTGTTGTACTGCTCAGCTTTCTTACCGGACTGATCAAGGGCTTTAACGTCGGTATCCCACTGGCCACCGGAAAAATTTTTGCCATCGGTTGAGGTAACACCCAGGTCTTGCAATTTGTCTCGACCACCTGCTGCCGCCCACATATCCGTATAGCGTTTTTTCAGCAAGTCCAGTGCATCAGCTTCTTTCTCTACAGCTGTGCGGTTGTTCGCCCAGGTCTTTTCAAGCTCTTTAGACGCGGCATTGCTCTTGTCTTCAATTTGTTGACGCTTAGTCGCTTCAGCCGCAATTTTTTGTTGTGCAGCTGCTTCCGCCTCTAAAGCCGCGAGTCGGGCCTTTTTATCTCGCACCCATTCGGAATAACCGCTTCCACGTAAAGCAATATCAATATCGTCACCAGAATTTGCCAGCTCAGCTTTGATATCTTTAATTTCTTTGGTTCTAGCTACTGCTGGATCGTCAAGGTTGAGCGCTGTACTAGTGCCACTTTTGAGTTCTTGCCAGGCACTAGCTGCCGCATTTTTTACATCATCCCACCCACGAGCAACCCAATTCAGTTGCGTTTTAATCTCACCCAGGCGCTCAATCGCCGCTTTTTTGTAAGCCTGGGACGCCAGCTCGATGGCATCCTCTTTGCGCCCCTGGTCTTCCAGGGCGCGGATACGCTGGTAGGTTTCGGAGTCCAGCCAGTGATACTGCTCGCTGCTGTTGACCGCCCAGTCTGAGACGCTGTCGGTCATCTTGACGAACTTCGCAACCACCTGATCGGCAGAGTCGCCGGTCAACTGCGCCATCGCCGAGGCTGCCTGCGAAACGGTGTCCAGCGTCTCGCCGGTAAATTTGCCGCTGCTGACCAGGCCATTCAGGATGTCGCGCACCTGGCTGTAGTTGCTGCCGAGCTGGCCACCAGCCTGCGTCATCATCTCCAGCTGACCTGCAGTCACTCCTGCGTAGTTACCGGTCAACTGAATGCTGTGATTGAATTCGTCCTGGTCGCGCAACACGCTGGCTACCACTACACCGGCCCCGGCCACAGCGCCAATTGTGCCGCCGATCGCCAACGTGGTCGCACTGAACAACGGTGGCAGCAGACCGGTCTTGGTGCCCAAATCCATGATGTTGTTGCTGGCGCTGCGAAAATCACCGCGAACCAGTTGATGCATCAGCACGGTCAGTTCGCGCTGGGCCCCTTTGGTGTTGAGGTTGAACTTCTCCGTGCCTTCGGAGAGATGGTCGATGGCTTCACGCTGTGCGCCCAGTTTACCCAGGTAATCGTTGAAGGTACCGTCGTCAATGAGCCCGGCCTTGTGGGACTTACGCAGCTGCGCTTCCTGGGCGTCGAGTTTGCCCAGCGCTTTCGCGGCCGGATCAATGCTGCCGAGCAAACTGTCGAGGTCTTTTTTCAACTTCTCGACTTCTTTGCCATGCGCTTCCGCTGCTTTGGCTGCTGCTTCCTGAGCCTGAGCGGCTTTCTGCTCCTGCTGATACAGCGCATGGCCGCGCGCGCTTTGCGCGTTCTGCGCGGCGGTCACTTCCTCGGCGCTGCGGGCAGCACGTTGAGCCATGAGGACCGAGTTCTGCAGCTCGGTGTTGAGTGATTGCTGGGCTGAGGCATTGTTGCGGGTGGCGTCCGCCGCTGCGCCCTGGGCATCGGTAGTGGCCTGCCACTGCTGACTGCTCGCCTGTGCTGTCGTACCGGCCGTTTTAATGTCGCCGGTCAACGACTCCACTGCCTGCTTGGCTTCGTTGAGGTCAGCGGTGATGCGCAGGGCGAGGTTGAGAGATGAGTTTCCGGCAGCCATAACAGCACCCTATATAAAGAAGGAAATTGCCCCGATCACTTCAGGGCATTGATACGTGATGTCGCGCTCTGTCCGCCGACGAAACCGGCGTTGGCGTCCAGTATTCGGGCGATGCTGTCCTGCGCCTGCAGGGCCAGCGCCTCCCGGTAGTAGAGCGTCAGCTGCCGGGCGGTGTAGTATCCGAGCCGGTCTGGGTTGTGGCCTGCCCGGATGAGCGTGGCGAAGATGCGGCCGAAAGTGACAGTTTCTCCCTGGCTGCGCGCAGCGTGATTTGACGGACGGCAGCGCTCATAAAAAAACGCCGGTTCACCGTCCACCACAAATCCATTAACGCGGTGCCATCGCTACCCGGCAATGTGGCCACCCATTCAACCGGCTGGTCGGCACTGCAGGCGATCAACTTCGGCAACGCGTCGGCATGCTCGGCCAGTACGTCCTGCACGGCTTCGAACGAGGGCCATTCGCTTTGCATGACGTCCGCCAGGCTGGCCACCACCGGCTTCAGCACCTCATGCATCGTCAGCGAATCCACCAGGGTGAACTCGCGGACGGTGAGGTGTTGACCCGCGATGGTGATATCGCGGGTGGATAGCAACACGGACAGATCATCATCCTGCGGGGCTGCTGCCTGTTGCGATTCGCGGCTCATTCCACCGGCTCCGCAACATCAATCACACGGCCGAATTTACCGATGGTCGGGTCGTTCGGTTGTACATTGTCGAACAACACGTTGGCGGTGGTTTCCAGCCCGGCCAGCGAGGTATCGCCCTGGATCAGTGCAAGCGTTGAGACCGGATCGAACGACAGCTTGTACAGCTCCAGAATTTTTGCCGCGCCGCCCTCGGCCAGGTTGATGCCCTCGAAACGCAGCGCATAGTTTTCGGGGTGCGAGGTGAACAACGTGGTGTTCACGCCCCCGGCATACTTGTAGTTAATGGACGGTGCAGCAGTCTGGTCCTTCAGGAATGTCACTGCGCCGTAGGTGTAGTCCAGCTCGTAATCCGTCCCTTCGACGAGTTCACCGATCACCGCATCACTGATGCGCTGATGCGCCAGCGCAAAACGTTCACCGGCTTTGATGCCTGTGGGCAACAACTCCGCCGTGACGCTGCCGCCAGGGATAACCACGCGGTCGCCGTACAGCACCAATGCGAGGTTTTCCGCCGACAACTCATGCCAGGTGCTGGTCACTGTGCCATCTTTGCTGGTCGGGAAACTGCGGGCCGTGGTGCGTTGGCCGGAGTAGGACTCCTTGTGCGACAACTTCTCCACGGTCAGCGCGAGCGCCAGCGCGGAGACGTCGCCAATCCAGCGATATGCCCCTGGGCGACCGTTCGGTAAACGGCGAGCGAGGAATACCTTGCCCTGGCCGTAGTAATAGGTTTCAAGCTGCCCCATTATCTGCCTCCACTTTGCTATTGCGACGGCCGTTTTGGTTGTCGCTGTTCACGACGGGCAAAACAGCCTCGATGATTTTCTGTGCCTTCAGCCATCTGGCTTCGGACTCGGTTACGGTGATGGTTTCACCGGCTGCAACAGCCTTACCCGCGTGGGTATGCGGCTGCAGGAGTTTTACTTCTGGCATCGTCTGCCCCCGATCACATGTTGAACCTGGAACGTGTCCATCCAGAGCAGCGTTCCGCCATCAAAATCCAGGACATCGCCGCGTAACCACTGCAGTCCCGTGGTGCTGGCAAGCGTAGGACGCCAGCCGATCAACTGGTCACGCACCTGCCCGATAAGGGGATTGACCTCATGGGTCAATCCCTCGGCTCCCAGACCGTAGTTGCGTACCGCGATCGCAATCCCGATCACCGCTTCGGCCACCTGGGCGCGGCTACCGTTGCCGGGAACGCCGCGCTCTGGCCCCATCAGCACATAGGCACCGGGCATCGCAAACCCCGACAGGTCGGTGACTTTGCTGTACTCGACAATGGTGCCGATTTGACTGAAGGGCTGTGGGTCGAGCTCCTGCAACCGCGCGACAACCAGATTGATGTCAAACGGTGCGCTGCTCATTTGCCGTAGTCCCGCAGCGAGTCCATGCTGAAGGTGCGGCCCGGCCCGGTAATTTGCGGGGGGCCACCGGCAGCGGGCAGTGAATCACCCAGTCCCAGGCTGAACTTACCGGCCGCGACTTGCTCCAGCAGCTTCAGCGCATCGCGGTAGTCGCGCACAATCGGATCGGTTTTCTCGTCGGAAACGCGATGCGAATGCAGCTTGTACCGGGTGATAGCGCGCGCCCAACCGGTCAGGATCGACGGCACGTTGGTCATCGGCAGTTTGTAACCGCGCTTGCGCAGGTAGCCGTCGATCAACCCCTGAGTTTCCTCCACGGCATCACCGATTTTTTCTACCGCTGCCAGAGCAACCTCGACCTCGGCCGGTGGCCAGGATGAGGTCTCTTCGCCGCGCAGCAGCGCGTCCAGAATCTCAGGGCGCGCCAGCGGCTTACCCATTGCAGCAGTTGACTGAGACAGTTCAACAGCACCGGGGCGCTCAGCCAGCTCGGACAGTGGGACATACCAGGTCACGGCCATAACTCGTTTCCTCAAAATGCAGCGGGTTTGGCCACAGCGCGTTTTACCGCCATGAATCCCTGCTGCAGCTCCGTGCAGGCGATGGACAACCAGCGCGGATCAACATCAGGATTTTTTGCCAACCCCTCCAGATATTGACCGACCTGGTTGCCCAGGGCCGTCAGCTCCTCCATCACCGCCAGCTCTGCTTCGGAGAGCTGGCGGTGGGAACTCTGTGCTTTGATAACTGGCATTGAGCTATTACCCTGCGACAGCGTTCTGGAAGAAGTAACCGCAGTCCGGGGCCACAATCAGCTCGCGCACCGACTCACCGACGCGCACCCGCTGACCGCCGCGCAGCCCCATGTCCGGATCGGGAATGGAGCCCGACACGCGGCTGCCGAACTGCGCAGTCATCCCGAAGGTGACGCCGCCCTGGGTGTCGGCAAGCTTGTTGCGGTAGATAAATGACGCGTGGTTTGCCCAGGCTCGCACCAGAACAGGCTTCTGACCTGGGCGAGAGATATTGACGAACGCGCTGCCGACCAGGATGTCTTCCAGCTCCAACAAATCTCGCAGGAACTGCAGCGGCACCAGACCGTCTTCCCCCATCGTGCCGTTATAGGCTTTCACCACCGATGGGTTCTGACGTAAGGCGGTTGCCGTTGTACGTCCCAAAACGGCCACGTTCGGGCGCATGATCATCTTGTCGAGCGCGGTTGTGATTTTCTTGATCGGCTTACTCTTGTCGTTGTTCCACTGGTCGTCACCGCTCAGGGTTTCTTTGTTGCCGGTGGCATAGTTCGCTGCGCTGAATACTTCACGGCTGGTGCGAACTTCACGATCGAGCAGAATCAGGTCTGAGGTACGCTCTGCAGCACGTCCCAACGGATCATAATTCGCTGGCGCATTATCGATATCGGACTGTGGTACCGGTGCATCCAGGCCATAGTCGTTGGTCGATGAGGTTTTTTCTTCCGCGTTAAACTCAACCTGATTGGGTTGAGAGGTACGGCCCACATTGGTGTTCGGCACGGTGAAACCCTGGCCGAGGTCATACTCCCACCATTTAAATTCAGCCTTGCCAACCGGCACGCGAGGCAAAACCTCATCGGCGATCATGCTGGTGTTGCGATACGCGATGGCGATGGCCGTCAGGTGTGCGTCAATCGGAAACGGTGCTTTTGACATACTGTCACTCTCCAAAAAGGGATAGAGCCGGTGTTACCCGGCGAAAAATCTTCAGGCTAAGCCGGGTTAACCGCCCGCAGCGGCCGCCGCCAGTTGACCTGGAGCAATCCACACCGAGCCGAGGTCGTCTTCCGCACCGGCGTATTCGGCAAAACCGATATAGAAGTTTCCGGCTGCTGCAGGAACGGCACGGCCTTCGGCATCTGCCGTCAGCGGTTGTCCGGCAGTGATGTCAGCGCCATATTTGACCGGAGCCAGACCGTAGCGGATCACGTCTGCGGCTTCACCGATGGCGCTACCGATGATGGTGGTGACCCCGATGATGAGTTTGCTGCCGTCTGCAGCAGGCACGATTTCATCGGCAACGGTGCCGTGCGTGACGAGCTGGCGAGGCAATACAACCGCTTCAACTTTGTGCGCCGTCGTCAGGACTGGGATATTCATTGCTTCGCTCCTTTCTTAACGTGATTGACTGCATCGGTGATGGAAACGGTGCGCCCCAGCTTGGCCTGCTCGGCGACGTAGACGTTGGCGGCGTCAGCCACGGCACTGGCGTCGGCAAAGTCCAGAACGTCGCCTTCTTCGCCGGACTTCTCATTGAAGTCGACCACCTTGGGCTTTTCGTTCAGCACATCACGCAGCAGCTCTTCCGGAGTTTTGTTCACCGTAGTGTCACCATCTGCAAACGATAGCGGCGTGCTGTCCAGGCTAAGCAGAACCTCAACCACGCCCGTTTTTTGGCGCGGCAGAATGGAACCGGCTTTCACCAGACCATCGGCATAGCTGACGATCGCTTCTCGACGTGCCTTTGCCTCGCGCTCCTTCGCAGCGGCTTCTTCTTTCCGTAATTTGGCTTCACGCTCTGCCAGTTCTGTCTCGCGCTTGGCGAGCGCCTCCGCCGTAACGGTGTTTTTCTTGTTCGGGTCCACATCGAGCTCCTCGGCATATGCCAGTGGTGAAATGGTTGAGTTGTTTTCAGCATCGGCAGCATTGGCTGCCAGTTCTTCCAGAGAACGAATACGCCACTGGGGCATCAGCAGGTCGGCACGTTCGGCACCGTCTTTTTCAACGATGTAGTCACGCACACCGCGCAGCAGATCAACCAGCAGTTCGGTTTCCCAGGGAATGGCGAATTCCAGTGGCGCATCGTCGGCTCCTTCAGCGAACTCAGTGAACTCGGCATCCGGCAAACCTTTTACGCCTGGTGGAACGGCACCCAGGAAGCCCACGTGGCGCGGATAGAAATGGCCAGGTTTCGGGTTGCCGGGTGAGTTGGGTTGGTAGAACGACAAGGAGCGCTTTTTATAGCTGCCCGCATTGAAGGCCTCGGCAAAGGCCGGGTTGACCTGATGAGGTTCGGCATACAAAAAACCGTCACGAAACTCAAACCGTTTGGCCCACCCGTAGGAGGGGGCAGTCAGTTTCGGATGGCCGATCACAAAGGGGGATTCCGACAGACTTGGATCATAGCTATTGGCCATATCGATACAGTCTTCGGTTGTGAACGTCATCGTGCGCCCATCCATCGCGGTATGGGTGCCTGGTGCAAAAACGGCAATGGTGGCGGTCGAGGTTTTGGTAGTCATCGTTATCATCCGTAGACGGGAAAGAACGTTACGGAGTGATTTTGGGGGAATGGCGCGCGGGGGTAATCTGCCCTCGGACAGATAATTATGAGTTGGAAATGACTATTGGGGGTTAGCGCGGGGGAGGAACAGCGCTGATAGCCGTATTAGAACGTATTATAATACGGCTCGGCAACCGAATTGGGATCATCATGCCGGATAACAGCGCAGAGGCCGTTACAGCGCGTTTGCGGCGGTCACGGTTTTAGCGACCGCTGCAGATAATTCCGGGCCAGTTCGACCAGGCGTTCGCCTTGCTCGGCAGACACTCCCAGCCAGGGGCGAGCAGGAATCGTCACCTGGTGGGCTGGAATGGTATGCCACTGCGCGAAGTTGGACTTCGACCTGCGGACAAAGCGGTTGTCGATCTCGCCGTTTTTCTTCTGCCGGTAATAGGCCTGTTGGCTTCGGGCTGCTATCTCGATCGTCGCACCGAACTGGTGAACGGCACCATAGATGCGGTCGGTACCGAACAGCAATTCATTGGCGTTTATCTGCCAACGCAGCGTGTTACGCAAATACCCATCCAGCGTCAGCACCTTGTCTTGATTGCGGCGCTTGCGCTTTTGATAGCGGGCAGACAGGGACTGCCACGGAGTGCCATCGGGCGACTCCTGCACGCGGAAGCGCTGCTGATGAAACTCCAGCAGCTTCTCGCCCATGTCAGCCAGTAACGGCGTAGGGTCTGCCAGCGCCGCCTGGGTGCGCAGCAGCGTATTGAGCGCATCCTGATAGTCGAATGTCAGCATTGCTCCGGCCATCACTCATCTCCTCGCGAGTACAAGCGCACGCCCTGGCGAAATGCCTGCAGGGCTTCTGCCGTCAATTCGGTGCTGGCGGCCCAACCATCGGTACCGGTTTCGAATACCACCGCCACCGGTTCAGCCTGGCCAGTTCGGGTAAAGAGGGCCAGATAGCGGCGGCGTACAACCGCGCGCTGCAGTGTCTGTAGCCAAACCACCTGCGCCCATATCTCATCGGGTGCCAGGATAGCCTGCGCGAGCAGTTGCAGACGCTCTGCAGATTCAGCCATCTGCCCCTCACCATCACGGGCGGCGAACATCTCAGGCCCAATCGCAATGCGTTGACCTGCTGCATCACGAAACGCCGCTGGCGTATTGGATCTCGCGCCAAACGCCTGCAGGAAGCTGTCAATGGCATTCCCACGCCAGTGCTCTGCTGGCGTGGGTTGAGGTGTTGGTAACGGTACATCAACACTGGCCGTGGTTGCATCCGGCAGCTCCGGTGCCGCCGGTTCACCGCCTCGCGGGGGCGGCACCTGGCTGAAAAATTTACTGCGGCCGGGGGTATGCTCAAAACCGGGGTCAATGCCCTCGGGCACAAAGACCGTGCGGGGACCGCCAGGGCTGCGCTGCCCGATAGTCCGCTCGACAAACCGCACCGGCGGCGCAGTGTCCGGTCCATCTTTGCCCATTCGCTTCAGGTCATCTTCCGTGCGGGCAATCACGCCGCACTGACACCCCCAGGCGTTGATCGGAAAATGGGCCACCCACCACGGGTCATCCCAGCGCAGCACCATCCCGTCCCAGGCGAGGTGCTCCTCGCGCGGCTCCTCGACGGCGTCGCTGTGGACGTATTCCCAGTAGGGGTGGGAATCCCGCATGGCCATCAGCTGCTGATAGCGACCGGCCATATACGATGACCGGAGATTGGTTTCGTAAATGACGCGGGAGCGCCATTCAAAACCGCCGTTATAGCTCCAGCCGTAACGCGCGACGATGCTGGCAAAGTCCTTACGGAAGTCGGCCAGCGTGCGCCCCTCGGCGATGGCGCGTTCAATCGCCTGGCGAAAATCCGCCAGCAGATCGTCGCGGTTGGCACCGGCCACCATAAACTCGTTGTCATGCTCGGCACCGTAAACATCCGTCCAGGCATCAGTCTTGGTGTTGAGCTTACGTCGGAAAAAGGCAAGCTGCTCGCGGAACGGCAGCGAGCCGTAGGCAACATTACCGGCCATTCATTTCCTCCAGCAGTTCATAGCGTCCCGCCAGCGCGGCGGCAGACATCGCCTGCGCCATCACCTCGGCGTACTGTTCCAGATCCATGTCCGGCAGCAGTTTATCCAGGCCGTCGCGCAGTGCCTCGAGCGACTCAGCATCATCAACCAACTGCTTCAGCTGCGCCAACCAGGTGTCGGTCACCGGGGTTAACTCACGATTAAGCCGTTCGGCCATTGTGGTAGGAGCGTCCGGGCCATGCGTATGTTCGGCAAACTCGGCACTGGATGGCCGGGCCGCCGGTACCGCCGGGGCAACGGCCGGTTTCGGCTCCCACTCGCCGCCATAGGTTTCCTGGGTGCTGGCCAGCGTTGGACGGAACCCGGTGGTTTCGCTGATTGATTTGTCACGCTCTGCACGGGCCACAAGGTCTTCTGGATCATCAAACACGCGGGAGACAATAGGCACGGCAGCGCCGGGGAAATTGAACTCGGTCAGCCATTTGCCCGGCCCACGGTTCCACGACTCGCAGATCACATCCGCATCGGATTTTGCAATCGACGTGAGGATTTTGTCCTGCAGAGACTCGTCGCCGCCAATGCCTTTTGACGCGCCGCCGGAGCTGGAAATTTGTCCGACCACCACACGTCTGATGGCCTCATTCATGGCGTTATACATCGCCTGGTAATCGGCAGCGCCCGAGCGCGACGCGCCCAGCATTTCTATCGCCATGCCCTCCGGCATGATGACACCGCTGTCAGTCGAGATGGCGCGCGTCAGCGCCAACAGGTTACGTTTCTGCTCCGGTGTTGCGCCCTCCGGGTGCTTGCCCGCAACAGTCGGCATACCGAACTTGTCCAGGAAGATCAGCCAGAACTTGATGTCGTTACGTTTGAAGAACGTTGGCCAGTAGAGCCAGTGCGCCAGGCCCATGCCGTAGGGCTCGTCGTCGTGGTCAGCGCCGGTCGCGAACGACCAGAAGTACGGTGCCGGGCACGCCTCACCGGTGGTCATATTCTGCGGTGTCAGCAACCGCAGCTCGCCTGTCGGGCTGAAGCGGAAGCGCCGACGGTCGCGCACCTTGACCTCGTCGAACCACAACAGGTTGTCGCGGACCCCGTAAATCAGTTCTGCAACCGCATAGCCGTAAAACACGCCGTAGTGCATCAGACGGGTGATGCGGTCAAAGCCCAGACTATCAATCTGCTGGCGCATGGCGTCAGCGGCTTCAATATCAATCGGCCGTTCACCACCCGCTTCAACCTTTATCTCGCGGGAGATCAACGCATCCTGGCGCTGGGTGAACGCGGACTTTACCTCCTCGTCGCTCAGCACCTCACGATAAATCTTGAGGTCTGGCGCTCCGCGACTCTGCAGAACGCTGTCCTCTGCGAGCGCCAGCGCACCGACCCACGGGCGGGTAATATCGCGGCCGTCGCCGGTGGACGCAAACTCCTGACCCAGTTGCGGACGCGGCATGGCAGGCGTCGCCTGGACTGGACGGCGTCGGTTTTTACGGCTCATATAAATCCTCCAAAGTCATTCAATCCGCGCACCGTACCGAAGCCGGTATCCGTTAACTCGCCGCCTCCTGTAGAGCCATAGCCCGACAGCACCTGATAAACCGGCCGCGCGCCGGTGGATTCAAAGGCGATCTCCGCCGCCAGGTTGAGCGCGGCATAGTTGCCCAGGCAACCGGCAATCGCCGAGTCACCGTGGCGCACCAGTTCCGGGTCTTTCAGGTCTTTGCGTTCCAGCGAAGTCACCATCTGAATGCCGTCGACGGTTTCTACCGTCCGCAAATCCTGGGCGATGTTCTCGTCGCGCGGCAGCTCGATCATGTTGTCCTCGAACAGCTCGGTGAACTTGGGCATCCAGACCCCGTACCATTTGCGGTTCAACGTGATTTCGGCGATACGCGGGCGGCCGAAATGGTCTGCGGTGTACTCGGCCAGCACCATGCCGGGGCCGGTGGCATCCATTGCGCCGCCAGACTGGCGCGGCAGATTTTTGATGAACCAGAACAGGATTTGCTGCTGCAGGCCGGACGGGACATTGTTCAGTTCGATGGCGAACGGTACGACGCGGCGCAGCTGCTCGGTGATTTCAACCGGCCAGATCACCGAGAAGTGGCGGTGGCGGGCAAAGTCCATACCGAACACATGTCGCAGCTGCGGGTTCAGGCACTCGGCCATGACCGGCTGCAGGTACGTTTCAATCCAGGCATTACCCCACGACTCGCGCTCAACCTCGGTCTTGTTGATGAAGTCGTCATCCAGCGCCAGGCGCAGCACGGGCCGTTCCTCGGGCATTGCTCGCTCGATCCAAACGCCGGGAATGCACACACCATTGCCGTCGCGCGGGATGGCATCGAGCTCCTCACGCATCGCCGCTTTGCGTGGGCCATAGGCGTTGCGTATACGGCTGTACCACGCTTTCTTCCCCTCAATCGTGGCTGCCTCACCTTTCATCGCACAGACACGCTCGTAGAGGCCGTTGGCCACGGCATCATCGAACGTGACGGTAAACACCGCAGCATCACTGCCATAGCGCCCGGCCTCAATGTCGCTACAGAACTGATTGAACGGGTTATTTTTGCCGTTATGTGAACTGATGATGACGATACGTCCCCCCCAGATCAGCAACGCAGTTGCAGCATCCAGCACGCCCTGAACGTCCTGGTGGAAAGCCGCCTCATCGATGACGACCACACCCTGCAGGCCTCGGATGTTGGCAGGGCGTGAGGACAGCGCGGCTACCTGGAAACCGCTGGCGAATCGCACGCGGTAGGCCGTTATCATGCGGGTGTTGCCCTTGTCATCCTGGTCCTCGAACAAGAACTCCTCGATCGCCGATACCTCTTGCGCTTGCTGCGCGGCAATCACGCGGGCGAATTTGGCCACGTAGCCGATAAACTCCAGTCCTTTCTCTTTGGTGTCGCCGATGTAGTAGACGTTATCGCCGCCAGCTGCTTTCTGCGCACCGGCAATCAGCGTGGAGTTGAGTCCCCAGGCGAAAGTGATGCCAGTTCGACGGCCTTTCGGGATAGCCAGAATGGACACGTCATAACTCAGGCACTCAGCCTGGTGCGCCATCAAAACACCGTCCTCGAACGGATTGAAGGCAAACGGGATGTCACGGGCGCGGGCGGGTAACTCGTCCCATTCAACGGTACGGACCGTGGAGGCTAACGGTTTCATCACTTGATCCCCAATACGCGCTCACGCCAGAACTGGACCTGGTCTTCGCTCAATCCCTGGGCGCGGGCGGTTTCCTGCAGATTCTCTTCCTGCTCTTTCAACAGGCGCTCGCGGGCGGCGCGCTCAATTTCTCGGCGCTCATCGAGGCTGGCTTTACGGGACTGCAGAACATCTTTAGCCGCGCGTGCCAGATGACGCACGGTATCGATGTCAGGATCGGCTTCTTGCTGCGCTGTGAATGCAGCGTGGGTGGTCAAGGTGGTGACGGCCTGAACCATTAGTGCCCCGGCACGTTCATCCGGGTTCTCGCCCAGTTCGCTCACCAGCAGGCGTGCCATCTGGTCCTGCTCGCGCATGCGGCTGACCATCTCGCCGAACGATTGTTTATAGCGGCCCAGCGCACTACGGCTCGGGGTTTCGTCCGCATCAGGGAAGTGCTGGCGAATATCCTCCAGCAGCTCATCCAGCGTTAGCTGGTCTTCACGCAAGCGGCGTTCGATATGCGCCCGAACGTCGGTCGGCAACTTGTGAATGGTCGATTTACGGCCCATCTCAGCCTCCCGCGCCAGGACGTTTGACGCCGTGGACAATGGCGCGCCCGGCAGCGACGTCGGCACCGCGCTCGGTGAGGCGTGCGACCAGCACGGTCTCGATATCGTCGATACGCACCAGCCCCTGTTCCTCCAGCCAGCGCAACTCGGTCTTGACCTGGTCACGGCTCGGAGCATGGCCATAGCGCGTCAACGCCTGGTAAATCACCGAACTGTTGGAGCTGTAGCTCGGCATCTCGGCCAGAAAGCGCAATATGACCAGGCGCTGGTCTTCACGCAGGAAGTCGGCAAAACTCATGGTGTCCTCCGTTATTTCTTCTGCAGCAGATAGGCTTCGATGTTCTCGGTTCGCCGATAGGTCGCGGCCATCTGCTCTTGCATCCCATGCATCTGTGCCTCAGCGCGGCTCAGCTTGCTGATGAGTTCGGTGATCTGCGACTGGGTCGGTACCTGTTTCACCTGGGCTTCCAGCGTGGTGATGCGGGTGCGCAACTCCAGCAGCTCTTTTTGGCTGGCCGATTGACGGCCAATCAGCCAGGTATAAACGCCGACGACGGCCATCACTGCCCATTGCAGAAATGCCCAGTCAAAACGCAGTTCATCAATTGCCACAACTACCCCCTTGAATACATTGAATTATGTTTGCCAAACGTCCGGCGCACAGGCCGTACTGGTCGTAAACCGTTTTCAGCGCGACGACGGCAGCGTCGGCGCTGTTATCGTTCGGCAGCGCCGGTGGCGGGCACCGTACCGCCAATTCGGCTGGCAATACCGTTTGTTGCGGCGGCAGCAGCACGCTGCTGGGCGGCGGCGAGTTGCTGCATGACGTCAGCGTCAAACTCGCAATTAACGCGGCGAGCGGCGGTTTTTTTGAGGGCATCGCGGATCTCCCGAGTGGATTGGTCATCAGCTGCAGCACGGTCGGCGATTTGCTGCGCCAGCTGCTGGCTGGCGGCGTTGGCTTGCGCCGTCAGTTCTTTGGCACCGGCAATAAACTGGTTGAGGGCGTCGGCGGCTTGCTGAGTCTGGCCTCGGGAGCACTCCAAACGACCGGCGGCCAGGCCGTCGTTGTATGAGTCGTTGCGGATGTACCAGATGGATGCGGCGAACCCGACAAGCAAACCCAATAGCGACCATTTATTCATCGTCATGACAGACCCCCGCACCCCAGCCAGCTCGCTCATAAAGCGGCTGCCACGCGTAAATGATACGGACCGGGTAGCCCCGGTTCTCACGGAAATTGGCGGCGGAGCGCCCGGCGTTCACGTTCTCGACCACGTTCCAGTAGCGCCCGGCGTCCAGGCGACGCGAGGCCGCCAGCTTACGATCGCGTTGCACCCAGCCCAACCCGCCGTTGTAGGCCGAGAGCACATAGGCCCAGCGGTCGCACTCGCTCGCTGCAGTGATACGGTCATAGTGCCAGCGGTCATAGATCACCAGAGCCCGCATCGCCCAGGCCGGGTTCAACGGCTGATTGTCGCCGAGGCTTTTGGGGTAGATGCCCGCAATCCAGCCAGCCGTCGCAGGCATAAACTGCGCCAACCCAAGTGCGCCAACGGGCGATTTTGCCGTGGCGCGCCAGGTCGACTCCTGATGGATTTGACCGGCGAATGTTGCCACCGGCGCATCCAGTCCCCAGACCACGCGGGCGTTGCGGGTCAGTTCGCGCTGATACTGCCGGGCATCTTCAGGGATGGCAGCGGCTACCGGGTGGCAGGCACTCAGCAGCAGAAACAGGCAAGAGAGCAGGCATCGCATGCTTATAACCCCATCGTGACGCCGATACAGATGGCGGAGACAATCAGCGCCCGGCGCAGCAGCACGGCAGCGAACACGAGCTCGTAGCCGGTAGCAACAGGGAACTCCGGTTCGTTGCGCCCGGACGGGACGGGCGGTTTACCCAGGGTATTTTTCCAGTCGTCGATCAGATAGCTGCCGGGGCTGGCATACGGGAATAGTGCGCGGTCAAGGTGATAACCGAGGATGGCGGCGATAGAAACCAGCGACAGTTTGTACAGCGTGACACCCAGCTGCATCGGCGAAACGAAAGCGATGGCGAGCAGCAGAACGACGGCGAGGATGATCCAATTGCGCAGGCGCTGGTGACGGACTTTGAGCATTAGCGACATAATAAGGCTTCCTGATATGAAATTAATCTGCCCGAGGGCAATAGACAACAGGAAGTAATTATGCAGTGGGGGCTGCAGAGAGTAGTTTGCCCTCGGGCAGATTAAACATTAGGGGGAGTAGCTCAAAATGGGCACAGAGATTTATTAAACGCGGTGCCCATCGAGAGGTAATAACATGCAGCAGAATAAAGCAGAAAAAGTTGTTTCACAAACCGCCGTTACGGCCCATGAGAGTACGTCGACCAATACTCTGGAAGGAAGGGGAGCTATCGGGCTCAACTTGAGCACCATGCTTACAGACCGGACAGAACCAGTATCCCTCTCCGTTACCAGTCAAGAGAACCTTTTTGCCAGCATCGAAACACGGTTGGCACAGGAAGTGCTCGACCTCACTGACGCCCTCCAACGATTCGGCATCGGTACGCAACGAATACACGAAGAACTCCCTGCGACTGCCCAGTTTGGCAAGTTGATAACGAGCTTTTTCAGTATGGTCAGCTTCCAGTTCGCGTATGCGTTGCTCAAGGACAGGGATAAGCCGCTGTTGCTCGACGACGGTGCCCAACAATTGCAAGAGTTGGGCTTGGCTCTCAATGATTTTATTCGAGAGATCGATTTGGAGGGTCGCAAGTTTTTGGCGGTCGCGCTCATCGATAAGCGCCTTCCCAATGGAACCGATCGAAGTGAGGCTACTGATTAATGCGTTAATATCCATATCGTTCACCTTAACTGAAGCCAGTAAATACTGGCTTCCAATCTATTGTTCAAGCAGTAATATGCACTATTTACTTTGTTTTGAATTCTTTTTAAGTACATCCACAGCCAAATCGACGAAACTGTCCCACTGTTTAATCGAGCCTACTACGTTGAACTCATAAGCCTTAGATAGCTCTTCTCTTATTTGCCCATTACCTTCATTAAACTTTTTGATTAAATTATCTTCGAACCCTGACTTGGTAAAGTCATCCCAAAGAAGTTTCAATTTATCAACAGAATCACTGCTTATCACTTGAAAAGAAAGGAAATTCATCATCACATCTTCTCTTGCTCTCTGTCCAACCACATACTCTTCGAGAGTTCTGACCCTTTGGATCAGCGCATCATAAGCTTCTTGTAAACTCATTTCCTGCTGCATGCTTTAGCCTTTCACTGTTTTTATAAGCCCGAGGGCAGATGACGGTCATTGCTAAATAGACAAACAATAATACCGCTCCTGAATAAAAGAGCGACCCGCCGGGTGGTGGAACACCCGGCGGGCCATCAACACCACAGCATGTACCTGTGAGTCGACCCAGGGCTCAGTCCGTCTCGCGAGACAGATTAAGCCTACTGCATTTTCATCATATGAAAAAGGCTTACAGTTTATGAAATCGACCCCGATCATACCTTGGGTTGGTGGCAAGCGCCGCCTGGCAAAAAAAATCCTGCCTCAGTTCCCCGAACACACCTGCTATGTTGAGCCGTTCTGCGGCGCAGCAGCACTGTATTTTATGAAGCCGCCCAGCAAGGCCGAGGTGATCAACGACATCAACGGCGAACTGGTGAATCTGTATCGGGTGATCCAGCACCACCTTGAGGCGTTTATTCAGCAGTTCAAGTGGGCGCTGGTGAGCAGGCAGATGTTCGAATGGCTGCAGATCACGCCAGAGGTAACGCTCACTGATATTCAGCGTGCTGCGCGGTTCTACTACCTGCAGAAGCAGGCGTTCGGCGGCAAAATCGAGGGGCAAACCTTCGGCACGGCAACAACGTCACCGCCGCGTTTCAACCTGTTGCGGATTGAGGAGGATTTATCACAGGCCCATATGCGGCTGGCACGCACCTGTATTGAGCACATGGACTGGGCCAAATGTATCCAACGCTATGACCGGCCGCATACGCTGTTTTACTGCGACCCGCCTTACTGGCAGACCGAAGGGTATGGCGTGGACTTTGGGTTTGAAAACTACGTGTTGATGGCTGAGCTGGCCAGGTCGATAGCGGGCAATATGTTGATCTCAGTGAACGATATCCCTGAAATGCGGGCTGCTTTTGCGGGGCTTCATATGGAGAGCGTCAGCATTCATTATACTCTGCAAGGTGCTGGCAGACCTGCTTCGCGACAGAAAGAACTTGTTATTAGAAATTGGTAGCACAGCAGACGGCGTTGAGCACGCCGTCTTCGTTTTATCAATGCAAACTTGGCGGATAGAATCTTGTCACATTATTGGTATCCGTATTGATTATGCATGTAGCCGAAGAGCCAACTAATGCACCATACTGATTTTGCAGTCTTAGCGTGAGAGGCGACCAAACGTAAGTGACCTCACTGCCATTAACAATACCGTTAATATCCTCAATCTCAGCATTTTCAGGATTTGCTGAGTCCATTTTTATCATGGTTTTGCACTTTTCATATGCGCTAACTTCGTATTCGGTTCTTGAACCAAGAAGCGGGGCAAGAAGCAAGGCCATGAAAACTCCTGCAACACCGATCAGGGCAACCAATACTATCGCTTTGAAATTTCCTATTTCTTTTTTTAGACGAAATCCACAGTTTGGACATGCCTTTACTGTATCTGATACGTCCTTCCCACATTCCTTGCACGAAATTAGAGCCATATTTACTCCATTAAAATAGAAAAACTTATACTTTTAGTTCCCAATGGGAACAAATTAGCTCGCATTTTTTTTCTTCTGAAGTTCGGAAGAAAGCTCGTTTACTTTTTTTTCAAGCTCGATCATTCGCTGTTTTTCCTCAGCGCTTCGCATTAAATCTTTCCTTACTTCTGGATCTAACTGGTTCATTAGCTCCAACAATGTCAGGTCAGAACGGGAAAAGATCACATCTGCATTCGCCGGAGCTTGCGAATCAATCATAGCCTGCCCGCGTCCTGTGAGTAGCCAATCTAGCGAATATCCCCTTTCTTCAGACAGGTTTACGCAAATTGAATAAGGTATCGAATCGCGCTTTCTCCAGCTCGCAAGGGTTTGCCGATTTACATCTAACATTCTTGCCAGCTCACTATCGTTTCCGGCCCCGAGTAGTTCCATTAAGCGCGCCAAGACCGCGTCCACACTGTTTTTATTCATAATGCATAAAATCCACTTGATTTATTTGTTCCGAATAAGTACGCTTATTCGTAATGTTTACACAATAACCCAATAGGAACAACCAAGCTATGAACAAACGACAGATTCAAGCTCGTCTGATTGAGCGTGGTAGTAACTTTCGCCAGTTCGCGCTTGGTGCGGGTTACGAGCCGCGCACTGTCACTCAGGCGGTGAGCCGTTGGGCCGGTAAAAAAGAGCTACCGCGAGGCAGGTTGACGTACAAGATTTTGCGAGACCTGTCTGTCGCAATTGGCGGGGAAGTCACCCCTGGCATCCTTGGAAATGTGGAGTAAAGCATGAGCAAGAAACCCGGCACCTCATCATCAGCAACGCGCACGCTGCGAGTACTGATTGCCCTCAAGGGCTACACGATGACAGGCCTGTCAAACGGCGAGCTGGCCAAAGCGTTGAACGTCTCTCCAGCCAACATCAGCCGCGACTTAGCCACCCTGGTTGACGTCGGCCTTGTGATTCAACTCGACAACGGCCGCTACGCGCACAGCATCCAAATGCTGCAGATCGCCACGGCTCACGCCGAGCACATGTCCCGCATGCAGGCCCGTATGAATGAAACCACCCAGCGCATCATGGCTGGAACACGTTAGGAGATAGAGACAAATGGCCAGACCTAAAAACGAACCGGCACCAATGGTAGGCGACACCTTTTTACCCGCTGACCTGAGCGAAAATCAGAACCAAATGGCTCTGCACCAGCAGCAGATCATGGAGCAATTTGGTGATGGTCTGCCATATGAGCAGTCTCGCATCGTCAATGAGACCCGGTTTTATATGGCGCAAAGCGCAGAGGCCATGCTGGAAGCTGGCAAGCGCTTGGTAATTCTTAAAGAAAATGAACCACATGGCGAGTTTTGTCAGATTATTACTGAACAGCTTGGTATGGCTGAGCGAACAGCACGCCTGGTGATGCAGGCCGCACTTAAATACTGTTCGCCGCAGCTGGAATCAAAACGGCAAGCGCTTGCCGTTTTGGGGAAAACCAAACTATTCGAGCTGATGACTGAGGATGATGACGAACTGGCGGAGCTCGCAGAAGGCGGCACCATCGCAGGTCTGAATATTGACGATATTGACCGCATGACCAGCCGCGAGCTGAAAGCCGCACTGCGTGAAGCGCGCGAAGATGCCGACGCCCAGCGCCGCGTGTTGTCCGACAAGAACACCAAGATTGACGACCTGACCACCAAGCTGCAGAAACAGTCGAAGATCAAGCCGCCCGCACCGGACGTCGAGGCTGAAAAGCTGCGTAAAGAAGTCAGCGCCATCGCCTATGAGGCAGAGGCTGTCTTGAGCGGCAAGCTGCGCGAGGCTTTCTCTGTTCTCACCACCCATTGTTCAGACCATGAGGTCGACCCGCCATACGATTTTATGGCGGGGTTGCTGTGTCAGGTCGAACGCGCGGTCAACCAGCTGCGTGATACCTATGACCTGGAGTCTGCCCCTACCGGTAGTGACCGGCCGGACTGGGTAGACCTGCCGGATAACGACACCAACAACGCAACGGTGATGTGATATGAGCGCAGCCCTGACCGAAAGACTGGTTGCGATAGCGCAGGCTGCCCGCAATGCCGGGCACGGTGAGCGCGGCGCTATCTATGAAAAAGCCTGCGTTGAGCTGGGTATGTCCCGCGCAACGCTGTTACGAAAAATCAAGGAGGTCGCGATGACAGACACACGCAAACGCCGCACGGATGCGGGCACCAGTGCGCTGACGCGCGAGGATGCCATGATAATCTCCGCACTGCTGACTGAATCCACCCGTAAGAACGGCAAACGTCTCTACGCTGTCGCCGACGCGGCCGCTGAACTGCGGGCCAACGGCATGATTACGGCCGAGGTGGTTGATGAAAGCACGGGCGAGGTCCGCCCGTTGTCCGAGAGCGCCATTGTCCGCGCCATGCGTTCCTACGGTGTGCATCCCGACCAGTTGATGGCACCGGAACCGAGCACCCGATTGGCCAGCCTGCACCCCAATCATGTTTGGCTGGTCGACGCGTCTCTCTGCACCCTCTACTACCTGCAGAACGGCAAAAAAACCACCGGCCTGCAGGTGATGGACAGCGCCGAATTCTACAAGAACAAGCCAAAAAATTTGGCGCGTATCGCCCATGACCGCGTCTGGAGCTATGAAATCACCGATCACACCAGCGGCTGGATCTACGTCGAATACGTCCTCGGTGCCGAGTCCGGCGAGAACCTGTGCTCGGTGCTGATTAACGCCATGCAGGAGCGCGGCGGCGCAGATGTGCTGCACGGTGTGCCGAAAATTCTGTTCATGGACCCCGGCTCCGCCAACACCGCCGCCATGACAAAAAACCTGTGCCGGGCGCTGAGCATCGAGATGATCGCCCACAAGGCGGGGAACGCCCGCGCGACCGGTCAGGTTGAGAAAGCCCGCGACATCATCGAACGCAAGTTCGAGCCGGGCCTGAAATTCGTCACGGTGAACAGCCTGGACGAGCTGAACGCGATGGCGAAGAAGTGGCGCAGCCACTTTAACGCGACGGCTATCCACAGTCGCCACGGCAGTAGCCGCAACGATATCTGGCTGCGCATTACCGCTGAACAGTTGATTAAAGCCCCCTCAGTGGAAGTCTGCCGCGAACTGGCCGTCGCCGCACCAGTACGCCGTAAGGTGCAGTCCACACTGGAAATTCCATTCCAGAGCCGCAAGTACGATGTATCTGGCGTACCAGGCGTGATGATTGGCGAGTATGTGATGGTGACCCGTAACCCCTGGCGCACCGATGTCGCTCAGATTGTGCTGACCGGTGAGGATGGTCACGAGGTGTTCCACTTAGTGGATGAGGTGCCGGAGAACGAGTTTGGGTTCGCAACCAACGCCGCGATTATCGGCGAGAGCTACCGCAAACCGGCGGATACCGTCACCCAGCAGGTCAATCAGGAGATTGAGCAGATTGTCACCGGCACCAATTCTGCCGATGCCGCAGCGGCGGCACGCAAGGCCAAAGCACTGCCATTCGGTGGGCAGTTTGACCCGTATCGCACGATTGACGACACCGAGCTGCCATCCTACCTGCCGAAGCGCGGCCAGGAATCGGATGTGCGCGGCCCACGCATAGAGCAGCGTCCGCTGACGCACGTTGAGGCAGCAAAAGCGCTGCGGGAGATTTTCACGGCGCAGGGCCGGGAATGGCAGGCACAGCACTATAACCAGTTGGTTCAGCGCTTCCCGGACGGCGTTCCGGCGGACGATATAGACACGATTGCCGGTGACCTGGCTGGCAAGCACACCGTGACGCTGAGCGTCGTTAACGGCCAATAGGAGGCAACATGTTGGTACTGAAGGCGCTGATGCAGAAACACGGTATTGACCAGCAGATGGTCGCTGACGCGGCCCAGGTCTCTCAACCGACCATTTCGCAGATAGTGAACCACGGCATCTGGCCAAAACGCCGCACCGCAGAGGTGCGGGAAAGCATCAGCCAATTTTTAGCAGCGCGCGGGCTGGATACAGCTGGCGCATTTGAAGAGGTGCAGGCGGCGGACACCGCCCGCACCGATATCTCACCACACGCCCCAACGGAGGGAGACGACAATATGTTACTCGCAAAACAGGTATTACATCCAGCAACGAAAAAGCACTTCGGTTTGTTCCGCGACCCGTTCGCCGACGACGCCCTGCAGGGCTCTGAGGATGTGTTCACGACCCCAGACATTCGTTACGTTCGTGAAGCGTTGTTCCAGACGGCGCGCCACGGCGGGTTCCTGGCGGTGGTCGGTGAGTCCGGTGCGGGCAAGTCCACGCTGCGCCGCGACCTGATTGAACGCATCAACCGCGAAAATGCGCCGGTGATTGTGATTGAGCCCTACATCATCGCGATGGAAGACAACGACAACAAGGGCAAGACCCTGAAAGCAGCGTCGATCGCCGAGGCGATCATCAACACCCTCGCGCCACTGGAAGGCGTCAAACGCAGTCAGGAGGCCCGGTTCCGCCAACTCCACCGTGTGCTGAAAGACAGCAGCAACGCCGGTTACAGCCACGTCCTAGTGATTGAGGAGGCCCATTCGCTGCCGCTGCCGACGTTGAAGCACCTCAAACGCTTCTTTGAGCTGGAGAATGGCTTTAAAAAACTGCTCTCCATTGTGCTGGTCGGCCAGCCTGAGCTGGCGATGAAGCTGTCAGAACGCAATCAGGAAGTACGCGAAGTAGTCCAGCGCTGCGAAGTGGTCGAGTTGTTGCCGCTGGATACCCAGCTGGAGGCGTTTTTGACGTTTAAGTTTGACCGCGCCGGTAAGCCGGTAAAAGAGGTGCTGGACGCAAGCGCCACCGACGCTATTCGCGCCAGGCTCAGCAATAACATCGGCGGCCGTAAAGGTGTTGTTAGCCTGTTATACCCGCTGGCTGTCAGCAATTTAACCATCGCGGCAATGAACCTCGCCGCACAAATCGGCGTGCCGGTGGTTAATGCCGACGTAATTAAAGGCATTTAACTATTAATTAATGAGGTCGGAGGGATTATGCGTACTACTCATAAATTATCGTTGGTGGTGGAAAGCGAGGGGATTCAAATAGCCATTATCACCACAAGCAAAGCGGTTACCACATTATCTGCCCAGGGAATTACGGTTAAACGTATCGACATCGAAGAAGGCCGCCGTCCGACGGTGGTCATTCACCCGAATGCCACCACGCGCAGAATGGTAGCCCTGGGTAAAGCGGTTCGATATTCAACTGGAGTCGATGAGCTGGGGCGTTATCAAAAATTCCAGTACCAGCTGGATAGATGTCGGGTTGTTTGGGAGGAAAGAGCATAAATTATGGCAATTAAAATAGAGTCAATCATCAACATCCTGCCTAATGGGGCAATGAGTTTACAGATGGTGGCGGCAAACACAAAAGACGCCACCGAAGTTGAATTAAAATTATTGGAGGAATTGAAACCAGTATTTCGTGAAATGGCGCTAAAAGAGTTAATAGACAGAGGGTTCAAACCTGCTATTAACTTTCCCAGCAAAGGCAAGACCCATCACTAATTAAGGTATTTAAAAATGGCAAAAGGTAAAAAGCGGCTTAAAGCTGCGGCGGTTCCGTACGCCGCGCAAACGAAATCTGAGGTAATTGACGGTATTAAATCCCTCGGCGATTTACAGCGTCAATTAACCCGTATCGAAACGGAAATGAATGACCAGATTGCAACGGTAACTCAGTACCATTCACCGGATATTGAGCGCCTGAAGGCCGAAATTAGCGGTCTGCAGCAAGGTATCCAGACCTGGTGCGAGGCCAATCGCACCGAACTGACCCAGGACGGAAAAACAAAGACCGTCAATTTAACCACGGGCGAGGTGATTTGGCGCAACCGTCCGCCGAGCTGCACGATACGCGGTGCTGAGGCCGTTATTGCCGCCCTGAAAAGACTCAAGCTGACTCGGTTTATTCGTTCCAAGGAGGAAATTAATAAGGACGCAATATTAAACGAACAAGCGGCAGTAAAAGATATTCCGGGTATCACTATTAATCGCAACCTGGAAGATTTCGCCATAGTGCCATTTGAACAGGAGATCGCCCAATGAGCCTGCAATGCACAACCTGTGGTGAAGATGTTGAACTGCTCGATTTTGAGCAGGCCGACATCAAGAGAGACCGCGATGGCACCTGGTGCGTTGATCTAGTCCTGACCTGCCCGCATTGCGGGCAGAGCTATAACGCTTTTGTGCCCACCAGCGAGCTCCAGCCGTTGCTTCACGATGATTATTCGGAGGGGATATGTCTATAGCGACTAACCGTTCGACGTTGTACCGCATGGCCATGAAACGGTTTGGCCCCGATTCTCAACTCCTGAAGCTGGCCGAGGAGGCCAGCGAACTGAGTACTGAGGTGTCGCGCAACCTGAACGGGCTGAGCGACGAAATGAAGCTGGCCAGCGAAATGGCCGACGTGGAGATCATGATCGAGCAATTTCGCCTGAACGGCCTCGATACGGCCATCGATTTTCACAAGCGGCAAAAACTCATGCGGCTGGCAGAACGACTGGGAGTTAACTATGACCCACAACAATGAAAAGTATCTGGCGAAGATCAAGAAGCTGCTGAACCTGGCCAGACGTAGCACCAACAGCAATGAAGCCGCGAATGCACTGAGCCAGGCTCAGGCATTAATGCGCAAGCATAGTCTCACTGAGACGGATATTGACCTGATGGAGATTGGTCGCGCCAGCAGTAAAGGCGCACCATCACAGGCACAGAAAATACCGGCATATATGAGCGCCCTGGGCAGAATGGTTTGCCGTGCATTTGGTGTGGAGTGCTATTACGAATATGCAAGTGCGTTCTATCCGAATAGCGGTGGCCGCCGGACGGTTATCTTTTATGGTCCCAATGAAAGGCCTGAAATTGCTGCATATGCATTTGACGTCTTGTCGCGCCAATTAGTAAAAGCGCGTCGTGAATTTACCGCGAAGATGCGGCGTAACATAAAGCCAAGCACCAAAGTTTCCCGCGCCGATCAGTTCTGTGAGGGGTGGGTAAACGGTGCATACTGCGTTATCGATTTATACCGCGTTTCCGAACCTGAAAAAACGCTAATGACGGCCTATTACAACCGCATGAACGACGAAATGGAGTTCGAGAAGCTTGCCCCTCGGACTGCAAAAAAATGCCGTGGAGGTGATGATGCGGCTGATGCTGGTTACTGGGCGGGTAAGCAGGCGCAACTGCATCAAGCTGTGCATGGCCAGGGAGGTTCTTTGACTGGTATAGGAGTTAAATCATGACCATTTCAAGAAGATGTACATGGCTATCGATGGTTTTATTCTGTGCTGTATTTTGGATTGCAATAGCATGGATGTTAAATGAATTAATCCTATAATATGGGGGCTCAAATGAGTAATAAATACCGTTGCGAAGTCTGTAATAAGTTTATTCACCCAGGTGAGTTCGATATTTCCGTCGGTGATAAAGTCAACTTTCAACTATCAGTGACCAAATGCTCAGCAAACGGCATGTCTGTGAAGGTTTCATCAAGAACGGGAAAAGTATTGTCGATCAATACAGGATTGGCTGAGGTGTTCGCCAGGGGTAATACTCTACGTATTCCATTGGAACAATTAACCCCTATAGATGCGCCTAATCCGTTGACATACGCTTTCTGTGGCACCTGTGAATGTAGCAAGTCTGATAGGGAGCCAAAAAATGGATCGCAATAGTCTGGTTAAATTGATTCACGTCGCTAAGCGTGACCGCCGACTGGATGATGATACGTACCGTCAACTGCTCGATAGCTATACGGGGTTAAGCTCCACGAAAGAAATGACTATCAAGCAATTAGAATCGGTGATGGAGGCGTTTTATGGCCTCGGATTCCGGCGGACATTTAAAAATCCTGGAAAGATTACGGCGACCGACGAGCAATCGAAGAAAATCCGGTCATTGTGGCTGGAGATGTTTGAGGCGGGGTTTGTCCGTGATAGTTCGGAGCGTGCGATCAATGCGTATGCTCACCGCATAACGGGTGTGGGTCGGCTGGAATGGCTGGGAACGGATCAGGCTAGTCGCGTTATCGAGACGTTGAAGAAGTGGCAGAAACGCGAGCTGAAGGCTCAAGCTGCATTGCAATAACGGGGGGCAGATCATGATTACGCCAATGGAAGAAAAGCGCCATAAGCTGTTATCTGAGGTTGCTGACCATGTCGCCGAAACAGCATCTGACTATGGGTGTTCAACTGAGCAGGCCGAGCATCTGGGGCTGGCGGTGGCAAATTTCCTAGCAGAGCATTTCGGTGGGCAGAATTTCACGTTTCCTCGTGATTACGTTTATAAGCTGGCCGTTCGTGATCTGCAGATTTACAACGAGTTCAAAGGCAATAACTGGGCCGACCTAAGTTCCCGATATGGCATTACCGAACGAGGGTTACGCAAGCTGATTCACCGAGTACATAAACGAGTGATGAAGCACAAGCAGCCGATGCTGGATTTGTTCGGTGGCGGGGAGTAAAATTTGGGGCAGAGGACTGAAGTTTTCTGCCCTGTTTTATCTTTCACATACTGGAAATGATTTACAGACATTGTCCCACTATATCCTCTAAAGAATCACTATATCCCCTAATTATCTCGCAGACTCAGTTCCACTTATCTCACTTCTAATCATTCTCGATCACTTTGTTCATGTAAGCCGCCGCCGCCTGTTCGTCTCTGAGCGGGTAGTCTTCCAGGGCCGGCTGGATCAGCAGGTCGTAGCCGCGGCCGCGTTCGCGGCGGATCAGCACCACCGGTACCAGCGCCGGGTTGGCCATACGCGCCAGCATGAAGGTGCCGCTGGTGGTGGCGGCCTGATCGACGGCGAACAGCGGCGCGAATACGCTGCCGCGCGGGCCGTAGTCCTGATCCGGCGCGAACCACACCGCCTCGCCGCGCTTGAGTGCGTGCACCATGCCGCGCAGATCCTTGCGATCGATCATTGCCTTGTTGGAGCGCATGCGGCCCTTGGTCTGGGCCCACTCCATCGCTTTATTGTTGTGCGGGCGGTACATCGCCATCATCGGCTGGCACAGGCCCATAGCCCGGCCGCCCAGCTCCAGCGACATGAAGTGCACGCCGATCACCAGCACGCCGCGATCGTCGCGCTGCGCCATTTTGAGGTGGTTGATGCCGGAGACGTTGAACCAGCGCTTGACGCGTTTATCCGACCAGAACCAGGCCATGCCGGTTTCCAACAGGCCCATGCCGAGGGACTCGAAGTTGCCTACCACCTTACGCTCGCGCTGCGCTTCGTCCATCTCGGGGAAGCACAGCTCGAGGTTGCGACGGGTGATGGTGACGCGGCGCTTGAGAAAACGCATCGAGGTGCGTCCCATCCATACGCCAAGGCGGTTAAGCAGCGGGTAGGGGAGTTGCACCAGCAGGAACAACAAGGCCAGACCGAACCAGGTCAGCCAGTAGCGCGGGTGCAGCAAGGAAAGTTGAAATCTCTTTTGGCGTTTCATAGCAGCTCGTTTATGCGTTAGGGGGTAGCAACCTGTAGCGCATAAAGGATCCACTCGATAGCGATACGACTACTCAGACACCCGGGGAAGGCCAGGGTTTAGTCAGAAGTCCATAATTGACTAAACATTTACATTCGAAGGGCGGTTTGCGCTGCTATCAGGCTTCGGAGGGATAGCTGTTGGCCAGCGGAGGCGGCTCTAGGAATGCATATGCTAGCACAGGGTACGGGGTGTGGCGGAAGAGGGGCATGCGAATATTCTCATTCGCGTTGCCCCTAAGTTGAAGATTGGCGCGTTTTATAGGCTGGGAATGATAATCGCGGCGAAGATTGCAGCGATCACCAGCCATTTCAGCAGGTAGTAACCGCGGCGGTTGCGCGCTTTCAGGCGCTGACCGGCATCGCGCACCGCGTTGACGTATTTGAAAATGCGGTTGATGCCGCCGGTGCGGTCCTGATCGTCGTTCGGCGAGCTGGCCGCCGACATCAGCGTTGAACCGACCCAGTGGTTGACCGCCTGCGCCCAGCGCCACTTCATCGGCCGTTCGACGTCGCAAAACAGAATGATGCGCGTCTGGTCGGTGGCGTTCTGCGCCCAGTGCACGTAGGTTTCGTCGAAGATCACCGCCTCGCCGTCGCGCCAGCTGTGGGGCTCGCCGTCCACTTCGATGAAGCAGCGATCGTCATTGGGGGTCATCAGCCCCAGGTGATAGCGCACCGAGCCGGCGTAAGGATCGCGGTGTTTACCCAAATGGCTGCCGGGCGGCAGCTCGGCGAACATCGCCGCCTTGACCGACGGGATGCGGTTGAGCAGCTCGACGGTTTTCGGGCACAGCGTCTGCGCCGAAGGGTGACTGTCGCTGTACCATTTCAGATAGAAACGCTTCCAGCCGCGTTTGAAGAAGGTGTTGAAGCCGGCATCGTTGTGCGACTGCGCTTTTTTGATGTGATCCTGCAGGCGCACCGCTTCTTCGCGGATCACCTGCCAGTTGTCGGTCAGCGTCTGCAGCTCCGGGAAGCCTTTTTCGTCGAAATAGGGCTGTTTGGCGGGCAAACGGGAGAAGCCGGTCATAAACATGTTGATCGGCCCCATAAAGGTGGAGTGATCGAACAGTTGGCGGGTAACCTTTTGTTTCTCTTTGCCGCGGGAGTGCGCGTAGAGGAAGCTGACGATGAAAATGCCGATAATGATCGCGGCAACCATAGAATCCATCCCTGCTAATGCTTGTTAAAAATTCATACAAATTATAGTTTTGTGACAGGAAAAATTTAACGTTTTCGTGCTTTTTGACCAGGATTCTCTCGAACGGCATAAAAGAATGATAAATTTATTTTTAATAAAATTTTATGTCGATTTTTTTGGTTTTAGTCCTATTCTTAAATCGTTCAAGGGGCGTTTCATGCCATCTTGTTTCATGACGAATGGCACGTATCTGAGAAAAGAGGGACTTATGAAGAAATCAATCATTGCCTTGTCTGCACTGCTGCTCGCTTCCCCGGTGTTCGCCGCTGAGACCGCGACCGACACCGCCGCTCACGCCAGCAACGAGGTCGTTGCCGAAGCGCACAAAGGGGCGGATACCGCCAAAGAAAAGCTGCACCAGTCTCAGGACAAGGGTGAAGAGCTGAAGCTGAAAGCCAAGCACGCCGCCGAAGGCAAGAGCGACAGCGTCGGCAGCAAAGTGAGCGAGGGCTCGCAAAAGGCCTGGCACTCCACCAAACAGGGTACGGAGAAGGCTTGGGATAAGACCAAGCAAGGGGCGGAAAGTCTCAAGAACAAAGCGACCGAATAA